ATTAGCAGAAACATTAATAACATTAGGTAAATCTAAAGAAGAGGTTGAGCAATTATTAAAACCAGTTGTAGACTTAGGTATTGGATTAGATGCAACAGGAGCAGAAGCAGGAGAGTTTTTAATTCAAATGTTAAATACTTTTGGAGCCAGTACAGACGAAGCTGCAAAATATGCGGATACAATTGCGACTATTAGAACGTCTACATCTTTAGATTTTCAAAAAATGCGAGATTCATTCCAATATCTTGCACCAATATCACAAGCATTAGGAAAAGATTTAGCCTATACAGGTGCTTTAGTTGGTATTCTTGCAGATAATGGAATAAAGGCAGAAAGAGCAGGTCGTTTAATGGGTACTTCTCAACAGAAGTTAGCAGCAGAAGGTCGCTCTTTAACGGATGCTTTAGATGAATTAAACCAAGCGAAAGCAAAAAATGTAAGTGAATTAGATTTATTGGCTTTATCTTCTAAATTGTTTGGGAAACAAAGTGCTGCTTTAGGTATTATTTTAGCCAATAATTCTGATATTATAGATACCAATGCACAAGCTATTAGAGATAATGGGGGAGCATTAGATGATTTGGTAAACGAGCAATTAAAATCTGTTGATGCTAAATTAAAAATATTAGATTCATCTTGGGAGGAATTAATTTTAACAGTAGAAAATGGAGAAGGTTCTTTATCTAACGCATTTGTAGGATTTATAGAAACAATAACTTTTGCTATTCAAAAAACTACAGAATTAGAAAAGGCACAAAGCGACCTTTTTAAAATAGGAGTTGAGGAAAGTGGTTGGAGATCTTTTTTTAATGGTATTGCTCCTGGTCTTAATTTAATTAGTTCTGGTTATGAAGATGCAGAAAAAGCTCAAATAAAATTCAATAAACAAAATGAAGGTATTACAGATAATGGACTGCCTATTTTAGAGCAAATGTATGATAAGTTAAATAAGACTATTAAATTTAAAAGTGACTTATCAGAAGATGAAGTAAAGGTTTATAAAAATCAATTATCAGTAATTGGAAGAGCAATTACGGCTAAAAAAGACGAAAGAAAAAAATTAATAGAAAGTGCAGAGGCTTTAGATTATGCTAATAGTAATATGGCAAAATATGTAGATGTTAGCGAACTTTCTATAACTCAATTAAAAGAATATATAGACGAAAACAAGAAAGTTACAGATTCGACAATAAAAGAAACAGAAGCGCAAAAAAAATTAAGAGAAGAAAAGGAAAAGGCGGCAAATGTTAAAGCCGTAGCCAACACCGAAAAACTAAATACCAGTTTAGAAGAGGCAAAAGTAGCATTAAGAAAAGAAGAAATTCAGGCAGAAATAGACAAAAACCAATCTATTGTAGATAATGAAAAGAAATCATTTGATGAGCGTTTAAAAGCAAATTTAGAGTTAAAGAAAAACCTTTTAAATTTAAGTAAGGTAGAAAATGATGAAGAATTAAATGCGTTAAAAGATAAATTAGCTAAAGGAGATATCTTAGAAAATGAGTTTAATGTTAGAAAACAGATTCTTGGTATTAAAAAACTAGCTAATGAAGAAGATATAAATGAAAAAATCACTGAAAATTTAGGAGATACATTAAAGGCTCATTTTGATGCAACAGTTGCTAACTTAGACAAAGAATTAGAAGCAAAAGGAGCGCAGTACGATCAAGATGCAGAAAATCTAAAAAAAGCAGAAGAACAGAAAAGGGAAATTATAGGTCAAACATCAGATTTTATTGCGAGAGCTTTTGGTTTAGATTCTAACAATATTCAAAAATTATTTACTGGTTTAACAGATGGTTTTGAAAACTTTTCAGAAGGTTTATCTACTTCTTTAGCAGTTGCAGGAGATGTTTTTAATTCACTTTCTGGTATTTCAGCAGGTTTTTCAGAGGCTAGAATTGATGCTATTGACGAAGAAATTGAAGCGAACGACGAAAAATATGAAAGACTTTTAGAAAATGAAAATTTATCTGAAGAACAAAGAACTTTATTAGAAAAGCAAAGAGATATTGAAGAAACAAAATTAAATAAGAAAAAAGCAGCCGAAAAAACAAAACAAGCAAAATTAGAAAAAGCAAATACACTTTTGCAAATTGCAATACAAACATCATTAGGTATTATATCTGCATTGGCACAAGTGCCCAAGTTTGATTTTGGTGTTTCTGCAAGTTTATTAGCTGGTGTAATTGGAGGTATTGGAGCGGTTCAATTTGCTTTTGCTGCAGCACAACCAATACCAAAGTTTAAAGATGGTCACTTACAAGGAACACATGAAGGATTTGCAATTACAAATGATGGTGGTAAGCAAGAGGTTTGGGAGCGTGATGGAGTTGCTAAACTTATTGAAGGGGTAAATACTCCTATTAACATGAAAAAAGGAGATAAGATTTACAAATCAGAAGAAGATTATAGAAAAATGTTTAAAAACACAACTTTATCTGGGCTTAAAGATGATAGAACGAAGGTTGTAAATGCTCAAAAAGTAGTAGCAAATGATCATAAAGTTAATGAAGCATTAATTGCACACTACATGGCTAAAGAGTTTGCAAAACAAACAAATGGAAGTATTGCAAAACAAATAAAAGAAGGTTTTAAAAATGTTACTATAAACAACAATTTTAAATCTAATGATTCTAATTTAATTTACAGCAGAAACAATGAGTTCTAATTTAGGATTTTCTAAACATATATTTTTCTACCTAATACATAAGGTAAAAGGAATTATATTAATTCCTAATCCTATTGGGTGGAAAGAAGGTAATAAGACCACTAAAAGAGAAGACGACCATTCTATTACTGTAGAGATTGGAAACTCTTTAGAGTATTACAATATTGCTTTAGATTTAATAAAAGAAATTCGTAGAACATACGGAACAGATGAAGATTTAGAGTTGTTATGTGAGGTTCGTGATTCAGATAGTACAACTAAAAGAAGAGTTGCTTATCGTGGTTATTTAGATTTATCAACTTTTGAAGAAAAAGACAATAAAGGAACTGTAAAGTTTAGAGAAAACACTTTAGAAAAAACATTAAAATCTTCTAAATCTCAAAAAATAGAATTAGAAAGAGAGGAAACTTTAATTGATACAGTTGCAGAACCTTTAGAAACTAAAGATATTTTAATAAAAGGTAGATCTTTGTTTTTAGAAAGTAAATTAGTTGCTGCAATAGATAATGATTCTAATCCAGACCCAACTTTAAGAATTCCTTATGAGTTTGATTTACAAAACACAAGAACTACATCAGGATCAGGTACTATTTATACAAGAATAGCTTATCCTTTAGATATTAAATTTTCATCTCATTTAGAGGATGTTACAAGCTGCCCCTCAGATTCAGTTGGTGGTGGAATTGTAAAAAGTTCTAGTGGTGGTGGACAATATGTAGTGCCATTGGCTAATGCTTCTTTTTTTACTGTTTCAGAATTTGATAGAACGTTAAATATTAATTTTGATTTATATTTTGATGTGGAACATATATCATCGGATGAGTTTGGTAGTGATACATTTTTCGTAATATTAAGACAGCATTCATTATTAGATACAGAATTAGATGGTCATATAGATCCTGAAACAGTTTTGTTTGAGAGAGTCTATACGAGCGATAATTACAACCAGTCTATACATATTGCAAAAGAATTGACTGTAGACATTAAAAAAGGAGATACTTTATCTCTACATGTTGCTTATAAAAGTAATTTAGGTAAGGATGCAGGTGATGAGTTTAGTAGGGTAAATATTGCTTTTAAAGACTCTACAATAACTATATCAGAAGATAATAAGACACCAGAACAAACAAGAAAAACAATAAGAGCGTATGATTTTGGTAAAAAGATTATTGAACTAATTACAGGAAATGCAAATCATTTTTATGCACCTATTTTAGACACTGGTATATGGAAAGATTTAACCTTGTCAAGTGGTTTGTGGATTCGTGGTTTTTATGGTGAAGATTATGGAAAAGATGAAAGCGAGGTTACAAATCCTAATGATGTTCAAATTATAAAAGCCTCTTTAAGTGATTTTATCAATTTTTGTGATGCAAAATTAGCCGTTGGGGTTTCCTTTAAAATAATTGACGGAATAGAAAAGATATGTTTCGAGCCTTTAAAAGATAAATATAAAAGCCGTATTTTAATTACTTTAGACAAGCAACCTTATGATTTTGGCAGAAAAGTAAAGTCAGATCTACTTTATACCGGTTGTAAATTTGGTGATAAATTCGCTGATATTGATGATGATGAAGATCTTTATGAGGAAATATACGGAATGTCAGAATTTAATACGCTTTCTGAATGGTCTACAGAATATTACAAGAATGAAAATATTTATGAAAAGATTTCAGAATACAGAACAGACGGAATAGGAAAGACTTTAGCTTTAAAGAAAAGTTTAGAATTTTATCCAAATACAGATACCAGATTCGATGAGTCTATTTTCGTTTTTCATGTAAAAGATATTGATGCAGCTATTTTAGAGGAAAGAAATTGGGAGGGATATTTTGCAGAAGCTCCAAAAAACGTTTATTCTCCAGATGATGCAACTAATTTACTATTCACACCTAAACAAATGTTTTTAAGGCACTCTTTTTTATTCAATACAGAAATAAAGAAAAGTATTAAGTATTTGTCTGGTAGAGGTAATAACTCTATTTCAACAAGAAACAATGACAATGTTGTTGTTGAGGAAAATACCGATGTTCAAATTTCAGACACATTAAGACAATTATTTTATGCAGAAGAAATAAGTTTCAGTTATCCTTATGACAAAGATATTATTAAGCAAATAAGCGGACAAACAACAGTAAACGGAGTAGAGGTTTTAAATGTCCATGGTTTAGTTCGTTTTAAAAATGAAAAGGGAGAATATGAGCAAGGTTTTGTTAGCGAAATAAAAGAAGATAGTAAAATAGAATTTAAGATTATAGCCGTTAATCCAATATCTACAGCAGATGGAACGGAATATATTCCAGATCCAAACATAAAAGCTTTTTCAGATGAATTTTCTGATGAATTTAATTAAAATAAAATTATGGCAACAGCAACGGAAATAATAGATTACGCAGATGAAAGGTTAACACCAGAATCACCTGATACTATTTCAGCCTCTGAATTAAGAGAGGTTATTGCATATATGGCAAACGCTATGAATGCAAGTAAGGTAGGTTATAAAACACTAAAAACAATTGTAAGAGCAGAACAGTACTCTTTAGATGAAACAGTGGCCCTTTCAGATTCGTCTGCAAAATTGGTTAATTTAGATTCTGACGGAATTAGTATTTTAACAGTTAAAAGGCTTGCAGCAGGTAAATATAGAGTAACAACTAGCTATGATGATGAAAATAGTTCTAACATTAGAGAAAATGGTGTTATTACAGTTCAATGTTTCCACGATATACCTAGTCAGGATTATTTAAAAAATGGTTCGTCTACATTTCCAGTTGATGCAATGGGATTATCTACAGCAGTAGATTTTATTTCGGTAGGTGTTTTTGATGTTTACATTTCGGATGCTGGCACCTTAAAGGATTCTAATTTTTATTTAACAATCGATTTATACAACTTTACAACTTAATATTATGGCAAATCCTATTCTTTATATTTCCAAATTAAACTCAATATCTTTTGCTAAAAGAGAGGTTTCAGACTATAAAACAGATGAAAATACGTTATCTCATGAAGGCAGACAGTTGTTAAGTTCTCATGCTATACAATACTTTCAACCTACAGATGTAGAACCTATTCAAGTATTAAGTAATTTAGAAGATATTAAAGGAGAAATTTATAAGGATAATGTTTTACAAGACACTATTAATGCAGTTTTAAAAATAAAACACTTAGATACAAATGTTACTTTAGATTGTGAAATTGTAGATCTTGACGAAAGTGATAATTTAGGAATAAAATTTACAGAAGGAAACATTTATACAGCCTCAGACAATCTAACAATTATTGGAACCTATTCTTTAAATGGATTTTTGCCAGACTTTACAAGAACATCAACGGATATTATTGGTAAAACTATTGAAATTGATGGTGAAGATTGTTTAGTGGTTGGATTAGTTTATGATGAGGTTGTTGAGGCTTGGTGTATAGAAATAGAATCTACAACTATTACAACAGGAGTAAACATTATGAGTATTACTTATGATGTTGAAAAATACAATGTTTACGAAATAGATTTCGATTTTTCAGATTATAATAATTCAGATGTTTTTTTATTAATAAAAGCAGAAAACAACACACAAACTTTTTACCAGGTAAGCGAAAGGTTAAAAATTGGGTTTCAAAATAGACTCATAGAAATTAGACACAAAGGAGAATCTGATAAAGATGTATTTTACTCTACAGGAATTAAACACTTGTTAAGGTTAAAGTATATTAAAATAATTCCATATACATCACAAGAAAGTGAGAATCAAAAAAATGATAACGATGTTTATTTAATAGATTCTCAAGTAAATGAAGGTAATGAGTTTACTTTAGAAAGTGTTCCTTTTAATATTTATCGAAGAATCGTATTAGCATTAAGCCAATCTGTTTTATTTATCGATTCAATTAGGTATATAATTGACGGAGAGGTAAATTTAGAAGATAACGACGAGTCTAATTTAGTAGATATTTCCTTTCAAGTTATAAAAGCATCTAGTAGTATAGATAATACAGAATTTGAACAATTTCTAAACGATGAAACCATTTCTAATTTTGTTTTTGATAACGAGGCTTTTGTATTAGAAAATGATGATTATTTAATTTTTTAAACTATCCTTATTTAGAATCATTCTAAATAACTATATTTGTGTATAAATCAATTTATTACGAATATGCTGTCAGCTTTAGAAGAATCAAAGGTAAAGGAGATAATTAACTGGTATCAACAAGTTTTAGAAAACAATAAAGATATTGGAGATACCGATGAAATTATTGAAATACAAGAACTAATTGCAGCTTTGCAAGGTTCATCAGAAATATATGTTGTTAGTTCTGATATAGATATGCTTGATAAGTTTGTGGAGTTAAGTGGGCTAGGCAAAGAACCAACAAACGGAAGTTTATTAATTCGTGATGATTTCACACCTTTCCAATATTGGAAATGGGATAGTTCGGAAACTTATAAAGGTATTTATTCAGGTAGAGATGTATTAATAAAGGCTACAGAAATAGCAATAGGTAATACTGGTGTAGCCGTTAGTGGAGATGTTGCCGAGGTTATTGAAACTTT